AATTAAACGATTGCAGTATATAGTAAAAGAACATAAAGAAAATCTTGATATCTTCAGATCTCTTGTAAAATTTCTATGCTCAGAAGGAGAAAATAACAAATGACTGTTTATGAATTACGAAAGGAAATTAATAGTAATGAATCAGCTATGCCCTATTTGTTTCCTTTAACAACTCTTAACTACTGGTTAGATTGGATTGAGTGTTGTAATATCAACTCATCAATACCAGATGTAAAAACCTTTATGCTTTGGGTTGAGGATAAAGAAAACATTGTTGGTTCACATCTTTCTAATGTTGATTTACCTTGGGAGAATGATGATGACGATGCCGAATGAAGAAGTAAATTCTTTGAATGCAACTAGACAGTTTCTATTTAACTTATTGCAACCAAAGAAAACACCCAGAGTACCTAGGTATATCAGACAAACTGCACATAGATTATCCAAACACTTTCCAACAACGCTGTCTATTAGCAGTCGTTATAAGGATGTGAAGTAAGGTAGGGCTGGTAGTCCAAAGGCAGAGACAGTAGATTTAAAATCTACAAAGTGTGGGTTCGACTCCCACCCAGCCTATTGCAATATCATTGTTGGTATTGTTGTTCGGTTTATTATTTCTTTAGGAGAATAATATGGCTCATGAAATTACTGCATCGGATGGTGCTATGTTTACAAAAGAAAAAGCATGGCATGGTCTAGGTTATGTGGTAGAAAATGCACCTAGTCCAACTGAAGCACTTAAGATTTCTGGTTTAGACTGGACTGTAACTAAGTCTGCTGGTATTTTTGCAACGCTGCCTTGCAATGATGGCACATCAGATGAAGGTTACAAGAGTTATTCAGATAACTTTTGTGCTGTGGTTCGTAATGACAACAACACAATCCTTTCAGTACAATCCCCTGAATATCAGGTTGTGCAGAATCACGAGGTGTTTGATCTAGCGTATTCATTGGGTGATAATGTAAAGGTTGAGTCTGCCTTGTCTTTACAGGGCGGTAAGAAGATTATCTGTCTTATCCAAGGCGATACCTTTGCTCCAAGTAATTCAACTAATGATTCTATTACCCAGTATCTTGCTTTGCTGTCATCACATGATGGTACTTTAGCACTAAGTGGATTACCAACCAGTGTTCGTATTGTTTGTGCGAACACACTAAGGATGGCACTTAATACTAACAAGAAGAACATGATTCGATTTACCCATACAGGAAACATTGAACACAAGAAAGAAGCAATGTCAACTGCTTTGAAAATGTTTGCCAAAACTGGTAAGATGTTTGAAGAAACTGTTGCAACCCTGTCTTCTACTGAGTGGACTCAAGCAAACATCAGGGAGTTTTATCTGAAGGTTTATGAGCAGTTGTTTAGTCTTAATCCAATACAAGCTAATCCAAAAACAGAGGATGAGTTCAAGGTTTATACGGATGCAACAACTAAGATTGCTCGGTGGTCAGAAACTTTTGATGAAGAAAGAACTAATCTATCAGCACCTGCAAGTGCTTGGATGGCTGTGAATTCAGTCACTAACTATCTACAACACAATGTATCTACAAAGGGTCGTAAGGTTGGTTGGCAAAATCGTGCATACAATAACCTGTTGGGTTCATCGCAAGATGAATCTGTTCGGGTTGCAAAGTTGGCTATGGCAATGATCTGAAGCAAAAACACTAACTAAACAGGAGTTACTATGAATAAGTTTGAGGTTAATATTGGTTCCGAAGATTTTGATAAACTTGTTACATCGGTTGCAAGTTGTATTAATTTAGACGATCTCGCAGAGCGTGTTGATAAGGATGAATTACTTGATAACCTATACATCACTCCCGATGATGTTGCTGATCGTATGGATATCAGTGCATCCGATATAGCAGATAATATAGATATGGATGAGTTGGTAAGACTACTCGATTACCAAAAGCTTGTCCGTGTTCTTTTACAAACCATGCAGGATAAGCAAACCCAATGAAAACAAAAACAACGAAAACAAAACCAAGACAATATGATTACTTCTTCTTATTTAAGAAAGGAAATTACAGCGAAGTAAGCTCAACCCTAGGAAATAAGTTTTCAAAATACTTTTCGGGATCTGGTATGTCTCTTCTAGACGGTGCTTTCGATATAAGTTTTACCTGTTCAGCTGAACAGGCACAGAAGATTACCCAATACATCAAACGAAACTTTACTTGTAAAGCAATCCGTAAACGATACTGAAAATGAAACCAGAAACAAAAAATAGATTAGCTGAAATAAGTTTTGCCTTATTTATTTTATCATTGTTAGTAAGCTTAATGTTTTTCATTAGTATTCCACTAATGTTTCTAGCCTTTTTTATACTGCAAACTCTTGGACCATATTGGTGTTCAGCGTTGGTTGCTGTTTTGTTTTCAGGTAGAATTATCTTTACTATGGTAAAGAAGAACTGTTAATACGAAAGGTTTTAAATGTATGTTTTTTTACTTGATCACATGGGTACAGATAATTCTGTTGTAAATGCTGCCCGTGTTTCATTCAATAAAGATTCTAAACTTTTTACGGAACAAGATAATAAAAGGTTGATTGAGTATCTTGCTAAACACAATCACTGGTCACCCTTTGCTCACACTTGTTTAAAGTTTAAAGTAGAAGCACCCATCTTTGTTGCAAGACAACTTGCTAAACATCAGGTTGGTCTTGCTTGGAATGAAGTATCTCGCCGTTATGTGGATGATGTGCCTGATGTGTGGATACCCAAAGTTCTAAGAAAGACTGCGCCTAATATAAAGCAGGGTAGTTTAGATGAGTGTGTAGATAACAACGAAAATCTTTTAGAATCTATGGAACAAAACATTAGATCGTGCGTAAAGCAATACACAGATCTTCTAGAAGCCGGTGTTTGTCCTGAGCAAGCGAGGGCTGTGTTACCTCTTGCTGCATACACAGAATGGATATGGACTGGTTCTTTGTATGCCTTCTTCCGCGTATTCTCTTTAAGAAGCCACTCAAGTTCTCAAAAGGAAACACAAGACATTGCATTAAAGATTGGACAAGCTTGTGAACAATTATTTCCATGGTCTTGGAGGGCATTAGTAAAAACTTTAGAAAGGACTGTATGAAACAATGGTTAAAGTTATCTAAAGAAGAGCAAGAAAAAAGAATGAATCTTCAGGCTATTGCTGAAGAGGATATGATTATTCTTTCAGAAAAAAAGTATTGGCAAGAGTATGATGTGTCTCCCGACGAGGGTAAACCAGAGCAATCTTTGTTAGATACTTGTGTTATAAATCTAACACCACTGTTTCAAGCGTGGATAGATTACTCAGCTAAGAATCCAAAGACACCAAGCTGGGCGTTGCCTTTATTTGGAGTTGGTGCTGGTAAGATGGCTGATATAACTGTACGCTGTCTTATAATTGAGTGGTTCAATGCTAGTCTGTGGGATAGAAAACCTAATGAACACAACATAAGTTTACCTACAGCACAACACATAGCCCACGCAATCAGTGAAATGGTTATTGATATCATTGGTTACCAACAGACCAAGAGTTTCTTTAAAGAGGATTGGTTAAAACAATCCCACTACCAAAGAAATTGGTCACCCAAAAGATGTAAAGCTTTTGTTGCTAAGATGGGTGGTCTTAACAAGTCTTCGTTTACCCGAAAGAATCGAGAAGACTTTGGTCATCACATGCTCAGGATTGTAGAAAAATCCAATGTGATAAACATATTTAACATACGAAGAAACACTGGTAAGCGGTGGTGTGACAGAGTTGTGGTGTCGTTTACAAATGAGATTCTACAAGAGTTGCATAAAAGACATACCGATGTTATTTCTTATGCTGCTTTGCTGTATAGACCTATGTTGGTTCCTCCAGTACCACACACAACAACATCTTCGGGTGGTAATCTTTTACCGTATGTGCGGAAACCTGTGGTTCAAAGGTTTAAGGATGTGATGTGGGATGAAACCGTAGTTCAACGAGGGTCTACCCCTAGTGAAATGGTGGTCGAAGGTTTGAATGGTATGATGCACACTGAGTGGAGTATAAACGAACGGGTTTACGAGGTAATGAATAACCTGTTTAGAAACAATACCAGAGCCTGTAATCTACCCGCCTATGAGTTCTCTGCTTTCGACTATCCAGAACCATACCCAAAAGATGGGGCTAAAGAAGAGCAAGCTAAGTGGTGCGCCCATAAGCAAGAAGCCTATAGCAACTGGTACAAAGAAGAAAGAGCTAGGGGTCGTATGTTAGTAAGGCTAAAGCTTGCCAAGGATATGACCAAACACAGATTCTTTTACCAACTGTACACCTGTGACTTTAGGGGTAGGGCTAACTCAGCTTGTGATCTCCTTAGTCCACAAAGTTCTGACTTTGATCGTGGATTAATACACTTCGCAAACACTGAGAAACAAACACCTAGTGGGGTGTATTGGCTCAAGGTACACCTTGCTAATCTGTTCGACAGAGACAAAGAAAGTTTTGGTGATCGTGTCAAATGGGTTGACGATAACATGGATATGATTAAAGAAATAAACAAAGATCCGTATGGTACTCTTGGTTTATGGATGTCTGATAAGAAGAAAAAGAATCCATCCTTTCAACGATTGTCTGCTATCTTTGAGCTGTGTAGAACAGACGGTCTAACACAACTACCAATCCAAATGGATGGAAGTTGTAATGGTGTTCAACATTGGGCAGCATTAATGAAGACTGGGAGGTTGGCTGAGATGGTTAACCTAGTCAAGACAGATAAGCCACAAGATTTGTACCAGTATGTGGCAAACTTAATTACAGATATCATGGATAAAGACAAAGAGAATGATACTAAATCTGGTCTATGGGCTAAACAATTCTTAGATCACTGGGGTAATACCATTCACCGTAATGTGGTTAAGCGGGCTGTTATGACTGATCCCTATGGTGTTACTCTGTTTGGTATCAGGAGATACTGTAGATCTGAGGGTCATCTTGATTGGGTCAGTAAAGATAAGATGGCTGGTGCTGTTATGGAACTAGCTACCTTTATAGACAAAGCCCTTAAGGAAACTTTGATAGAACCCAACAAAGGTAAGGTGTGGTTAAAAGCTGTGGCTGATATTGCCAGTGAACTAAACAAGAACCTAGAGTGGACAACACCCTGTGGTTTTAATGTAGTCCACCAATACTGTGAGCTTGTAACAAGAAGATCAGTAACCAAGTTGTTCAACATGAAGGAGCTTTACTTCGGTTATCCCGATAAAGATACAATAGATCCCAAGCAAGTTAACCTTGCTATATCCCCCAATTATATTCACTCATTAGATGCTAGTCATATGTGGTGTACAATCAGGAGGATGTTGTTATCAGGCATAGACTCTCTTAGTATGGTGCATGATAGTTATGGCTGTCATGCTCCCTATGTTCCTATGATGCGAGAGTATACAAAGGAAGAGTTCTGTCTCATGCACAAACAACCCCTTCTTGAAAACCTTAAGATTCAACTAGAGAAGATTCTTAATGTACCACTACCCGAACTACCATCTCAGGGTCAGTATGATATAACAGAAACGCTTAACTCGGAGTACTTATTTCAATGACATCAAAGAAATCATATTCAATTAGATCAGAAGGTGATATGGAAAACGTAATGGAAAAGTTCTTTGAACTTAGTAAAACTAAAACCAAAAAGAAAACTATGAGTATAGTTGTTCCAACAGCTGGGTTAAGTAACATTGTGATAACTAATTTAAACAGCATGTTTTTAAACCGTGATATGGGCAATCCTAGAGATTACCATGTCCATATATTTCTAGAAGAGGAATGAATAAATGAGTAATGTTATGGTCGTCGGTGACACACACTTTCCTGCGTGTCATTCTAAATACTTTGACTTTGTCAAGAGTATGTATAAAAAGTATAGGTGTAATAGGATTATACACATCGGTGACTTAGTTGATCACCACACAGTATCGTTCCACAAGAAGCATCCAGAATCTGACAGTGCGCTTTTGGAGTACAACAAAGCAATCAAGGATATTGAAAAGTGGTATAAACAATTTCCTAGGATGTCTGTCTGTATTGGTAACCACGATGAAAGAGTCGTGCGATTATGTGCGGATCTAGGAATACCTTCTTTTTATATCAAGGAATACAGAGATGTTTACAAAACAAAAACTTGGACTTGGGATTACAACTTTATTATTGACGGGGTGTATTACACTCATGGCACTGGTAGTTCTGGTTTATATCCTAGTTTTAATCAAGTAAAATCAAGAGCAATGTCTTGTGTAATGGGTCACCACCACAGCATTGCTGGTATCAATTGGTTGGTTGGTCCCAACACAAGATACTTTGGTATGGATGTAGGTTCAGGTGTTGACCACAATCACGTTGGTTTTTCTTATGGTAAAAACCACCTTAAGAAACCAGTAGTTTCTTGTGGTATTGTTATTGATGGTAAGTTCCCCTATCTTGAGGTAATGGATCTATGAGTATATACATTGATGAACTAAAGGATTTAGCTTATTACAACAACGGTGCTACACCCTTTGTTCTTTTGATAGATGCGGTTTCTGTTGTTAGAAAACTGGAGAGTAAACTAAATGAAAAAGAACAAGATACAAACACCAATAAAGAAAGAACCACTTCGCAAGGAAATAGTTAAAAAGGAAACCTTTCTTAAGGATGTAGTATTATCCTACAAAATACCAAAGATGGTTAAGATACTGTGGGTAGATGCCTATACAGTAGGTGGTGCTGAGTGGCTTGATAAAGATGTTGCTAAAGCTTCTGCTAAAGAACCACTACCACACATGATAACAGTTGGTTTTGTATTGTATTCTGACAACGATCAGGTAGCGGTTACTAATACTATAGGACCAGGCGAAACAGCACAGATAAATAAGATACCCAAACGTATGATTATCAGCATGGAAGTGCTGCATTAAAGTTGGGGCTAAAGAAGATGTTCTTGTTTGCTGATCGTTAGCCTAATTGTATAGACTACAGCAAACAAAAGCAACTATAAGGATGACTAATGAAGTCAAAGAAGCCAGTTAAGAAAACATCGGTTAAGTCAAAGAAACCAACTCGCAAGACTATGATGACAAAGAAAGGAGGATATTAAATGACAGTAACAGAAACACAACCTGTAGAAACCACGACTAATCAAGTCCCCGCTATTCGTAGCGAAAGTGTATGCCAGTATCTTTTAAACATGGCAGCCGTATTAAGTTCAATTGTGGTTGATATTAATGCACAAGTTGCATCTATCAAGCGCATCTCGCAAACTAACAACACAGAAGAAAGTGCTACTAATGGCAACAATCAACAAGAAGGCTAAGAGAATTCCTCAGTTTATTACAGCAACATTGGAAACAAAGTGGAGCAATCTACTGAAGCCAGATGTTGCCTTTGGGGAAGGCAGTGCTAACCATAACATTACTGTTGTGGTTGATCCTGAATTCAAGAAAGTTCTAGATCAAGTACTCAAGGACAGCGGTGCAAAGAAGCTGAATGGCTTGAAGGAATCAGATGGAGTTACAACATTTAAAGCAAAATCTAAGGTTCATGTGGATGCTGGCGTGTTCCCTTGTGTCGATTCTTTGGGGCAAGCTACAGACTCAGTTCCGTTTGGTGGTGACAAAGTTCGCCTCAAGTTGGCACCGATGGTTCTAACTAGAGACAACTCTTTATCAATCTATCTGAATGGTATTCAGGTTATTGAAAAGAACTCTGTTGCTAGAGACAATAACTTCACTCCTGTTGAGAATGGTTTTGTTCGTAGTGGTGCCCCCACCACAAGATCAGAACCTGTAGATCAGGAAGACAGTGACCTCCCCTTCTAAAACACTGTCTTGGCAATTCAATATCAACCCTGTAGCTGCGTCTAGACCCAGGGTTAGTAGGTGGGGTGCTTTTTATGTAGGAGCTTATAAGAAGTTCCGTGAAGAAGCTGCTGAAAAGGTGTGGAACACCATTGGTAATGGGTTTAAGCCTCTTAGCAATACCTTAGCTGTTTCTATAGAGTTGTATATTAAAAGACCTAAGAAGACAGATAAGGAATACCCACGCCCAGATATTGATAACTTTGCCAAAGCTATTTTAGACACCATGAATGGTAAACTATGGGAAGATGATACACAAATTATCTCCCTGTATGTTACCAAGCAATGGGCAGAAAAAAATTCTGAGGGTTACTTTATATTACAAGTAAACTGTTGAGGCTAAGTATGGGGCATGAGTGTAACAACTCATGCCCCTACTTTATTAGGAGGTATATGTCGGAGTCAGTGTACATTTCAAAAGAAGCTTGTCCTAAGTGCAAGCAAGAAGGTCGGGACAACTCCAACGATAACTTGGCTGTCTATTCAGATCATGTTTATTGTTTTAGTTGTGGTTATTATAAAGGAGATTATGTGAAAACAGAAGAACATGTTGTTGTCAAAAACTTCGTTCCAGTCTGTGGTTCCTTTGACTTTTGTCAAGAGTTATCTGATCGCCAAATAAGTGAGAAGGTATGCAGGCTGTACAATTATCAAGTCGCTAAGATTAATGGTAAGATGATACAGGTTGCGAACTACTACAGAGATGGAACATTAGTAGGTCAACACTTGCGTGGACCTGATAAGCAATTTGCTTGGAAGGGTTCAGCTAAAAATGTTGAGTTGTTTGGTCAGCATCTATGGAAAACTACTGGTGGCAAACGCTTAATTATTACCGAAGGTGAGATTGATTGTCTAACAGTTAATCAAGTTTTGGGTGGTACTTGGGCTGTTGTATCTGTCCCCAATGGTGCAACATCAGCTCTAAAGTCTATCAAAGATAACTTAGAGTTTGTAAACAGTTATGCAGAAGTTATTCTCTGCTTTGATATGGATGATGCAGGACAGAATGCTGCCAAAGAAGTTGCTGATATCTTACCAGCTGGTAAGTGTAAGATTGCAAAGCTTCCATACAAAGATGCTAACGAGTGTCTTGTAAACGCTCAGTCTAAATCTCTTGTGAATGCTTTGTGGGAAGCCCAAGCATATTCACCAGATGAAATTCTGCACGTATCGAAGATAGCAAATGATACCCAGAATATTGAAGATGTTCGGGTGTATCCGTTTCCGTATGACAGACTAAGCGAGTTTCTTATTGGTCAACGCAGTGGTGAAATTACCCTGTGGGCTAGTGGTACTGGTTCAGGTAAGTCAACTATTCTAAGAGAGTTAATTATCAATCATCTTGTGGATGGTCGTAGTGTTGGTTGTATTATGCTTGAGGAATCACCTCAAGAAACAATGGATGATCTTATATCTCTGTTGTTAAACAAACCAGTACGCGCCATCAGAGCTTCTCGTATGATGAATGCTTTACAAGTTAAGATGGGACGATCAAAAATAAGTGTCTCCATCTTTGACGATCTTAGTGACGAAGAGTATCAAGAAGCTAGGCACAAGTTGTGTCAAACCAATCTGTTTATCTACGACCACCTAGGTAACAACGCAATGACAAACCTGTTAGCTAGGATGGAGTTTATGGCTACATCCCTAAAGGTAGATGTTATTGTACTAGACCACATAACAGCAGCAGCTGCGGGTCTAATGGGTATTGGGGATAAAGATATTGATGGTGGTGGCTCTGAGCGTATCATCATAGATACTCTTATGAAAGAGTTGAGATCTATTGCAGTTAGAACCGGTGTTCATATTGATATAGTATCACAACTAAAGAAAACAGATAAGGCATATGAAGAAGGTCATAGAATTACATTACAAGACCTTCGTGGGTCTGGTGCATTGTCCTCAGTACCTAACACTGTTATTGGTCTTGAAAGAGATAGACAAAACCCAGATGAACGAACAGCCAACACAACCCTAGTTAGAGTTCTAAAGAACAGACTAACGGGTAGGTCTGGTATTGCTACTGCGTTGTACTACAACCACAAAACAGGTCGGTTGGAAGAAGTTAACTTTGCTGTAGCTGATGATGGAGAAGTTGTGTTTGAACCTGTGAATACAGATATATGAAAACTTGTATATTAGATATCGAAGGTAATGCTTTATCAGAAGTCAATATAGAAAAGAAAGGAATTGCTAAAAAGGAATGCACTAAAATATGGTGCGTTGCTACAAAGGATTACAAAGATTCTAAACCTAGGTTGTGGACTGAGAATCAACTAAAGGATTTAGTTCTTTACCTCAGTAAGTTTGATGTACTGGTTGGTCACAATATTTATGGCTATGACTTACCAGTTCTAACTCGGTTACTGGGGTTACCCCTACCAAGACTGGTTGTAGATACACTGGTTGTATCTCGTCTAATGTTTCCCGACAGGAACGATCACAAACTTGGTGGTAACTCTTTGGAAAACTGGGGTAAGTTTCTTAAGTTTCCTAAGATGGAATACACTGGGGATTGGTCACGCTACTCAGATGATATGGGTAGGTATTGTCTTAACGATGTTCTCCTTAGTGAACAGATATATGCGTATCAACTACCGTATATTATCACCAACAAAACATTGGTTAAATTTGAACACCAAGTTTCCCACGTCTTATTCAAACAAGTTGAGAATGGTTTTGGTTACAATCTATCTGTGGGTGAAAACCTACTTGAGTCCCTGATTCTAGAGAAGGTAGAAATCGAAGACAACATGCGTGAAATCTTTCCAGATAAAATACATGTGCGGTACTCCGAGAAAACAGGCAAGGCACTTAAGAACAAGGTTGAAGTTTTTAATCCAGGTTCTAGGGTACAAATTGCTGAGAGACTGGAAGAGAAATACGGGTGGGTTGCACCTACTACAGATAAAGGTAATCCCAAAGTTGACGAAGAAGTTCTAAGCAAACTAAAGTATGAGGAAGCCAAAGCATTGGTTAAATACTTTGATATTGTAAAGCTTATAGGTCAAGTAGAGGATTGGAATTTACGCGCTTTCACTTCCCGTGATCGTAGAATACACGGCAGCATTAACCCACAAGGGGCTGCTACTGGTAGGTGTACCCACAGTCAGCCGAATGTAGCCCAAGTCTCTGGTGACCCTAGGGTTCGTTCCCTGTGGTTCCCCGCTATAGATGGGTATGTTCAGGTTGGTTCTGATCTCAAAGGTTTGGAGTTAAGAATGTTGGCACACTATATGTCCAAGTACGATGGTGGTAACTATGCCACAGTATTGATTAATGGTGACATACATTCTCACAACCAAGAAGCTGCTGGTCTTGTAGATAGAAACTTAGCCAAGTCTTTTATATATGCTTATCTCTACGGAGCCAGTAACACAAAGCTATCTAAAGTTCTAGGATGTTCTTTTGCTAATGCCGACAAACTTCGTAAGAAGTTTCAAAAAGAAATTCCTGCATTGACTAAGGTACAAGAACAAGTTCGATATGAGTTCTTAAGATCTAACAGTGTTACTTTACCCGATGGTAGGATGGTTCCTGTTCGTAAGGAACACGCTGCCCTAAATACCCTGTTGCAAGGTGCGGGTGCTGTTGTATCAAAGTTGTGGATGGTGATTGCTGATGAACAACTAAACGCCAAGTATGGTGGCAAGGTGTTTCAGATGGCATACATACATGACGAACTACAGTACGCTGCACCCAAAGATATAGCTGACGATGTTGGTCAGATAATCAAAGACTCAGCTAACAAAGCTGGTGTCAAACTTAATCTAAACATTCCTATAGATGCTGAGTACACTATAGGTTTAACATGGAACGATACTCATTAAGGAATAAAATGCTATCAAATCAAACTACCAATAAACCACTATCCTTATATATAGCTGGTCCTATGCGTGGTTATACAAACCACAACTTTCCAGCTTTCTATAGTGCTGCTAAAAAGTGGGCTAAGAAAATACCCAACTGTATTATCTACAACCCCGCAGAGATGGATGAACAGGCTGGCTTTAACAGTGCCAGTATTTGTTTAGACAGTAAGGAACATCTCAAGTCTTGTATGCAACGTGACTTGAATACTATTATAAGTTATGCTGATGGTCTAGTTATGTTAAACGGTTGGGAACATTCTGAGGGGGCTAGGGTAGAACATGCGTTGGCTGTCTATCTTGGTCTAAGTATATTTTATGAGAGCTAAAATACAAGCTTGTTTTTACTCAAGCTATAAACTACAAGGGTGGCGTAAGTTTGTAATTGCCCTGATGCAAATGACCAAGCATACCCACGTACACTTAGAAATAGAATATGGTAACAATAGATACATTATCCTAACCGTAGATGGAGACAGTCCTCGCATCATAAGGTTGGGGCTAAACAAGAAGTTTCTTGGCGTTGATCCCTATTATACACATTCATTTGGTTTGGTTACACTAAACCCTGAATGGCAAGACTTTGTAAACTCATACAAACCAACTAACCATTGGGATCTAATTAAATACCAGATACTGAGATGGTTTAATTTACATCACGGTAAGCGTATTCCCCCAACATGCGCTACATTTGTTTCAGATTTCATGTTCTTACATGACACTACTGTACCTATGTTCTTTTCACCTAAACAATTATGGAGATATTGGCATGATGGTTATAATGTTTGGCGGTAAAGCACGGGTTGGTAAAACAACTTTAGCTAAGTTATTTACAGAGTACTTGTATAACAAAGGATACTCTCCAGTTATTGTTCCCTTTGCAGATATCCTGAAAAGGGAGGTAGAAAAAACTGGGTTAACTAAAGAAGCTAACCCAGAACAATACAGGCTTGCCTGTCAAGTTCTTGGTTCGGGTATGCGTAAGCAGAATCCTGACTTTTGGGTTACTAAATTTGAAGACCGCCTCAATGAAATTAAGGTACAAGATATTGAAAACCTAGAAACCAATCCAAAGAATTGGCACGAAAAGTGTGTGTTGGTTGATGACTGTAGATATTTAAACGAAGTTAACTTCGGTAGAAAGATTGGTGCCTTGCAAGTATTTGTGGCTCATGGTAAAAGAGTTGTGTCAGAACACGATGCACCTTGGCGTAACCATGAAAGTGAAGACATGGCTAATAAAGTGGAGTCTAACGATATGCACTACACAGAGATGTTTCACTACAGGTTATTCAACGACGGCACAGAGCAAGAGTTTAAAACCAAAGCTACTAATTACTTTGAAGATTGGTTAGACTATATGAAAAGCGATGATAAAGTTTTGTGTGATTGTTTGGGGTGTATGAAAACAAGATATGATATATCTCTTACGCTTGGAGATTTAGAACAAATCCTAGATAAAGCACACAAGAAAATGATTGAAGAAGATGAAGATGATTTAGAAGATATCGTTTAAGTGATACAACACTTTACAGGAAATTAACAATGGTTGACCCAGATGACGATGATTTAGAAGATGATGTAAACGATTGTGAAATGACACCAGAACAACACCACGCTTATTGGGTGGACTTGTACAAAAGAATGAGAATGGAATATGACGATGAATCTTGAGCAAATACCTACGACTGCTGTGCTAGATGGAGACATACTGGCATACAGGATTGCTTTCTGGGCTGAGTCAGAAGGAGTTGAGGATATAGAAACTAGGGTAGAACATGATGTCAAAGCATGGGTACCCCCCGGTATTACAACAGTACATATAGCGGTATCTTGTGCTAGGTCTGATAACTTTAGGCGTAAAATATGGGATCCATATAAAAGACACAGAGATGTCAACCGAAAGGTTCCCGAAGCCTTGCCTCTAGCGATTGAATTAGTTACCAAGGTTGGTAATAAACTAGACATTCCCCAACTAGAAGCTGATGATGTTATGGGTATCATGGCATCAAGCTATCGTGCTGTGGCTGTAACCATAGACAAAGATCTTAGATCTGTACGGGGATGGCATTGGAACCCAGACAAAGAAGATAAACCAGTTCTTGTTGACGCTAGACAAGCAGAGTATAACTTCCACAAGCAGTGGCTTACTGGGGATACTACTGATAATATACCTGGAATCTGGAAGTGTGGTCCAGTAAAAGCACAGAAACTGTTAGACTCAGTTCAACCACACAACTGGACTGATGCTGTTATGGGTGCATACGAGCAAGCCAAAGATGCACAAGGAAACCCCTACAGTCTTGATTATTGTGTAAAAATGGCACAATGTGTCAGGATCTTACGGGATGGCGAATATAATTCAGATACAAAAGAACCAATTCTATGGAACCCTGCCTAATAGTTGGGGCTATAGAATACAACCAAGGATAAATAGAATGTCAACAGATAGTTATTACACCGAATCAACCGTATTTAAAACCCCTAGTCAGGTCGTAGCAACAACCTACGTACACCAAAACAACGAGGCAATCAAGGTTAAACTTGAGCCAAACGCAAAGTTGCCCATGTACCAAACAACCCAGTCTGTGGGTGCTGACCTAGCTTGTTTAAATGATTTTACCTTACAATGCTATGTGCCAACCTTGGTTGACACGGGTGTTTCCATAGAGTTGCCTTTGAATACAGCTGGTCTGGTGTATATCAGATCAAGTGCAGCCATGAATGGTATTGTCCTAAGCAATGGTGTTGGTGTTATTGATCCAGATTACAGAGGTACAATCAAGCTAATGCTGACTAATACATCAGGTACCCTTAAGTCATTTCCGAAAGGTACAAGGTTAGCCCAGTTAATTATTACCCCAACTGTATGCGCTAGTTTTGTTGAGGTAACAGAGCTGAACAGCACATCTAGAAATACTGGTGGGTTCGGGTCAACTGGGGTTTAATATGAATACTTTTCAAGAATTTATTGCACTAAGTCGTTACTCAAGATGGTTACCAAATCTAGGTCGCCGTGAAACATGGGAAGAAACAGTAGAAAGATGGTGGTCTTTCTTCACAGAAAAAGCACCCCAGTTATTAGAGAGATCTGATATTAAATTAGCCATTCTTAATCTAGAAGTTCTCCCCAGTATGCGTGGTCTAATGACCGCAGGCATTGCTTTGGAAAAAGACAACACGGCTTTATATAACTGTGCTTATATGGAGATTGATTCCCCTAAAGCATTCTGTGAATTGATGTATATCTTAATGTGTGGAACTGGTGTTGGCTACAGTGTTGAATCACGGTGTGTCAGTAAACTGCCAGTTGTGCCGACAACAATTGACAAGGTGTGGGAAAAACCTATTGTTGTTGAAGACTCAAGAGAAGGTTGGTGTAACGCTTTAGAAGCACTAATTACAAATCTTTATAATGGCATTCATCCCAAGTGGGATACCACCAAGGTTCGTAAAGCCGGGGAAAGACTGAAGACATTTGGTGGTCGCGCAAGTGGACCACAGCCACTTGAAGAAGTGTTTAGATATGTAACACAATCATTTTACAAAGCACGGGGTAGACACCTCAGTTCACTAGAGTGTCACGACATCTGTTGTAAGATTGCTCAGTCTGTTATTGTGGGCGGTGTCCGCAGGTCTGCCATGATTTCACTGTCTGATCTATCAGATCGTGAGATGGCAAACTGTAAGTCTGGTGCTTGGTGGGAAACAGCATCACACAGATCTTTAGCAAACAACTCCGCTATCTACCAAGATAGACCTTCTATGGGTCAGTTTATGGAAGAGTGGTCTGATCTTTATAACTCTCACTCAGGTGAGCGTGGTATTTGTAACAGACAAGCAATGACCAACATTGCAAAAGCATCCCATAGAGACACAGAAGAACACTTCTTTGGTACGAATCCTTGTTCAGAAATCATTCTACGACCCAACCAATTCTGTAATTTATCTACAGTTGTTGTGCGGGCTAATGATAATGTAGAAACTTTAAACCGTAAGATTGAACAAGCTACTGTTATAGGTACAATTCAAAGTATGTTTACACACTTCCCTTACTTAAGAAGTTCTTGGGAAAAGAATTGTAAGGAAGAAAGATTGTTGGGTGTCAGCATGACTGGTATCTTTGATAACAAGCTGATGTCTGGTAAAGAGGGTAGACCAAAGCTCAAGTATGTTTTAGAAGTTTTAAAAGAAACGGCTGAATATACTAATCTTGTGTGGTCTGATAAATTAGGTATTGCCCCCAGTAAATCAATTACATGTATTAAGCCAGAGGGTACTACATCTTGTTTGGCAAACTCAGCGTCTGGGTTACACCCAAGATACTCTGAGTATTACTATAGGCGTGTACGGTTAGATAAAAAAGATCCAATGTATGCCATGATGAGAGATCAGGGAGTGATGGTAGAAGATTGTGTAATGAATCCTGAGTCTACAGCTGTGTTTACCTTTCCCCAAAGAGCGGAGCTAGGTACACAAACCAGTGAAACACTGGGAGCAATGGAGCATCTACAGCTTTGGTTAGACTATCAACAATTCTACTGCCACCATAAGCCCAGTATCACCGTGTCGTACACAGACGATGAGTTCTTAGAGATTGGTAACTGGGTTTGGAAAAACTTTGATAAGATATCTGGTATCTCATTCTTACCTAAATGCGATCACACATACGCTCAAGCTCCCTTTGAAGCTATTGATGCTCGCACCTATAACATGTCTCCAAAAGTTCTTGTAGATTTTTCTAAGTTAAAAGAATATGAGTTAAATGATACAACCACATCGTCACACTCTATGGCTTGTACAGCCGGGGGTTGTGAAATTATTTAAGAGGTATTACTATGTTTAAAAACATTGCAGCAAATCAAGCAAATGCTCGCGCACAGCGAGAAGCTGATAATAAACAGCAACTAGATTTATTGATGGCTGCATATAACAGATACCTTGAAAGACAAGAAACAAATACCGTAACTGGGCCAATGCCCAAAACAGAAGTAGGCAAACAACTCTTTGATTCTTTTTTCAATACAGTTGGTTTTACAACCAGTGAAAGAACCCGTGGTGCAAATGAGTTTCTGTTAAATGCTCGTAACCCAGAAGAGTTTTTAACTATGGCTGGTATTACAAAGCCAGCTGGATGGCAACCTACACAGATGGTACGTATTAGAAATCCCCGCACCAACATGATGGAACGGGTATCACAACCTACTCCTGGAGATTATTCAAATAAACTTAATGCAGCTACTCAGCTGTTTAATAATGCTCAGGCAACTGCGTTAACGGGTGGCTCTAGTTTTTTTAACTTTTCTAAGTCTGCTACAGAAGAAGAATTAAAAAAAAGATATGACCTTAATAAGTTTTTACCTAGTTTAACAAAAGAAATACAAGATAAATACAACGCTTTAGGTGGTTACCAGCGTGGTTTGTTAGCTAATGAAACAGCTACTGTTGAGGATGATGAAAAAATTTTATTTAAAACTAATCCCGCCTTAGCTGTAGAGTCAGAGATTACAAATTTAAAAACTAACTTTAATGATATTATTAAAGAAGTTAACACTGAGTTTACAAATTACTTGCAATCTAAAAACAAACTGGGCAAATATCAAACATCCGCTTTATCTGAAGATCAAATGCTGCAAGCTTTGGGTCAACGAATAAGATCTTCATATACAACATTCGGTGGAGAATCAGAAGATTCCTTTATTGGAGACCGGTATATGTCTCCAACAATTAAGGATGTCAGTTTAGACAACTTTAACATACAAGATTATATGGGTGGACTACCCAAAAGGACAATGATATGAGCTATCAAGATAGTTTTAAAATAAGATTAAATACAAATATTGCAAACTTAAGTTCTTCGGACATTAGATTAATGTTAAAAGAACTTTATAAAGAACTAGAAAAACTTACAGAAACTGTAAACAACCTTAAAACATCTATGGACAAACAAGTAAATGAAACAAGAAATCTATCCCAGGATAGACCCAAAGTTGGTAGACCTATTGGAAAAGATGTATCCACAACTTGAGTATGATCCTGAATTAACATCGGAACAATGGACACGCAAGTGTTCTTTTAGAGCTGGGCAAATAGAGTTAATTAATAAACTAAAAACAATATGTAATAAACAAAAAGAATCTGGAGGTACTTATGGGTGGTAGTCCTACTATTTCGGGAGGTATGACATTTTCCGAACAACAACAGTTGTTAAAAGAAGAAAGAGAATTTCAAGCACAACAAGAAGCTCAGCGAAGATCTGATGCCGAAGCTTCGGAAGCTAGACGAGTAGCTAGAGAAGCAGCAGAACGAGCTAGAATGCAACAAGAAGAAGAAAGAGAAATTCAAAAAGCTACACAAGCCGAACAAGAAGCTATAACAGAAGCTAATGCTCAGGCAGAAGCAGGTCAACAGCAAGGAATGACAGGTTCTAATGTATCTAATTTAGATTTCTTTTCTTCTCTTTATACAGGTTTAAATACACCAGGTACATAATATGAACAACTCATTAGCAGATAGATTTTCTAGACTACACTCAAACCGAAACTCTAAACTGGTTAGATCACGGTACTGTGCTGCATTAACCATCCCATCTCTTCTACCACCAGAAGGGTGGACAGAAGAACAAATGCTGCCCCAGCCCTTTTCTTCGGTTGGTTCCAGAGGAGTTACTTCTTTAGCTAGTCGAATGCTGTCTGCTATGATGCCTGTAAATGATACACCATTCTTTAAATTTAATCTTAAGTCTGGTGTTGATCCTTCTGTTGAAATAAAAGCATACCTAGAAACCTTATGTTATCAAGTATATAGAAGATTGTCTTCTACAAACTTAAGAGAAACTGTATACCAAGCTATTCAATCCTTGATTGTTGTTGGTGATTCTCTAATACACATAGAAGATGATTATAAATTTAGATCAACAAGACTAGATCACTATGTAGTTCAACGCGCTGTTGATGGTTCTGTTCAAGAAATTATTTTTATAGAGTATGCTTTACAAGATGAAGATGCTATTTCATATCAAATGTTTGGCGTAGAAAAACAAGGATATGAAAAACATTTCTGTCAACTGATGTTAAACAAAGATGGTGGTTGGGATTATAGAAAAGAAAACGCAGACGGGGATTTATTAGCTGAAGGTGTTTATGAAATTTGCCCCGTTTCTATCTTAAGGTGGTATGGCGTTGCTGGTGAAAACTATGGTAGGTCACACTGCGAGGATACACTTGGTGATCTCCAATCATTAGACTCATACACCAAAGCAATGCTTGATGGTATGGCTGCTTCCACAGCATTCTGGATGTGCTTAGACCCTAGTGGTATCACTGAGATTGATGACGTAGCCAGTCAATCCAACGGCTCTTGGGTTCCCGCTAGGAAAGAAGATGTGTTTGTGTTGTCCCCCAGTCAAACAATGAACACTCAAATCTCAGCAGCACAGACAGCAGTAGAGGTTATGCGTCGGGAGATTGGGCAAGCTTTCTTAATGTCAGCAAGCTCTATCCCTAGTGGAGATAGAGTAACCGCGACTGCTGTTAGAATGATTGGTTCAGAGTTAGAAACAATTCTAGGTGGTGCGTTCTCTGCCATAGCCAGAGATTTACTTGAACCCATTATTAAAAGAGTTGTTTTCTTAATGATTGAAGATGGTTCTTTAGATAAAAGAATGTATGATCAATTCTTTAACAAAGATGGTACATTGAATATTGAAGTTGTTACTGGATTGCAAGCTTTATCTAGAGATACAGACCTACAAAAACTAATGCAAATGGGAGAGATGGTTCGTAATCTTCCTGAGTCTGCTCTTACTTCCTTTAAGTGGTCTGAGTATGCCAAAGCATTGATATCATCCTTAGGATTTGATTCAAGAAACTGGGTTATCTCTGAGGAAGAACAACAACAAATGATGCAACAACAACAAGCCCAAGAACAAATGATGCAACAACAGCAACAGGCACAACAAGTATTAGCTAAAGCTGGTACTGCTGCTGCTATTCAAGATGTTCAACAAACGGGTGGTCAAGGTGTTGCTAATGTATTACAAAATGCTGGTGTTGATATGTCAGCATTCCAAGGATAAAAATATGCCCAGTAAAAAAGATGCTTGTTATCACAAAGTAAAATCTAGATATACTAAGTGGCCCTCGGCTTATGCCAGCGGAGCTTTGGTTAAGTGTCGTAAAGTTGGTGCAAAAAACTGGGGTAAGAGAAAAAAATAATATGGCAAAGAAATTAGATAAAGCTAGTATGCCTTGTAACAAACCTCGCAAGTCTCCCAACCCCAACAAAAAAAGAGTTGTTAAAGCTTGCGCTAATGGTAAAGAAAAAATTATTCATTATGGTGCTACGGGTTATGGTCATAACTACAGTGCTGGTGCTAGAAAATCTTTCAAGGCTAGGCATAAATGTGATTCTGCTACTAATAAACTATCCGCTAGATACTGGGCTTGTAAGAATTTATGGGCTGGGTCGGGTGGATCAAAAGCCTCGTGCCCCAAGAATAGAAAGTGTAAAAAGTAATGGCAAAGAAAAAAGCCGATTTTTCTTTAGAAAAAAAGAAGGGTTTACACGGTTGGTTTTCTCGTAACAACGGCAAGGGTTGGATTAACTGTAAGACAGGGGGACCATGTGGTCGTTCCAAGGCTGGTAAAGGTTCTTATCCTGCTTGCCGTCCAACTAAATCAATGTGTACAGCCAAAGGTGTTCGTGCTAAGAAATCCGGTAAGAGAGTATCTTGGAAATGAAAACTAAATTTAAATGTAATTGTGGTACAACAACCAGATTGACTGGTAAACATGCACAAGCCAAGGTCAATCCTAAGGCTAATAGTAAATCAAAGAAAGGCTAAGAATGTCTGATAATGAGACTCCAGAATTTGACTATCAAGAAGAACAACCTGAATCTCAGGCTCAAGTTGATCTTAAAAATTCGGAACAATCCCTAGTTTCTACAGAGCAAGATGTACAGAATGCAAAGGAAAGACTTGCGTTTGAAGCTTATGTTAAAAACTCTGGTGATAAAATTCCAGAAAATTTTAAAGATGCGGGCGCTTGGTTTGACAGTTTAAAGAATGCCCAAAGAGAATACACCAAGTCTAGACAAGAACTTGCTGCTTTAAAAACAATGTATGCAGAAAAAGGTTCTGTAAATAAAGACTTCAAGGAACAAGAACCCCCTAAGGTTATACAAGAAACACCAACAAAACCTTTACCTGAAGTTCTTAAGATTCCAAAGAATGAACCACCCCCCGAAGTTAAACCAGTAAGCGAGCCAGTTGTCAGTGAGTCTGATTGGAAAAACTGGACTGTTGAGTTTGCTACTAAGGGAACACTTAGTGAAGAAACCCAAACTTTAATCAGGGAAAAAACTAAGTTACCAGATTATGTTATCAATGAATACATGACTGGTCAAAAAGCTAAAATTGAAATGGCTTATACTAAAGCTGCCGATATCATTGGTGGTAAGGATAGGCTAAACACTTTGTTTACTTGGGCCAGTAAGAATTTATCTCAAGCAGAACAAGATAACATGAACGCTTCTTTAGCTAGTGCTAATTGGGAAATTGCTTTACTAGGTTTAAACAGCATGTATGATAAGAAAAATCCAAACATGCGGAAGACAGAACCAACAACAAGTCCAACTACAAGCAAGCCAGCTATAGCTAATACACAAGTTCCCGATATGCCTTATAGAACAAAGAGGGAATTTTCAAGTGAAAGAAATAATCCAAGGTTTGTAACAGATGCCAAGTTTAGAGCAGCTGTCGAAAGGCGTATGTTACAAACCGACTTTAACAAACTACAACCATAAGTTTTCAATTTAAGACTGAGAAAACTTATTATAATTTTATACCCAGCAAAAAACCCCACTTAGGTGCAATGGTTATTCTTGGTATTAAAATTAGCATAGACATCAACTCTGAAAAGAATTACTGATTCTGTGTAATCTTCTATTGTCTTTTCTAGTTACATAATTTTTTTAGGAGATTTTAAAATGGCCGGAGATAATTTAGCAGCAGGTGATTTAGTACTGCGAACAGCAGTAGGAGATGGACCATTAGGTGGTGCAGCAGGAGCAAACAAGCTCTGGCTGCCCCTGTGGTCTGGTGAAGTAATTAATGCGTATGACGAGTACAACATGTTTGAAAACTTAATTATGAACAAATCACTTAGCGGTGGTTTTTCGTATGAGTTTCCAGTAACAGGTACCGTTTCTTTACAAGCCGCTTGGGATGCTGGTGAAGAGCTTGTTGGTGGTGACTCAAGCAGCACAACCTTCAAGATTAATCTTGACAAGCGCCCTATGGCAGCACACTTTGAAACCGATAATGTAGATTTATTGGTTACTCAGTGGGACTACCGCAGCGAGCTTGCAAGACAAGCTGGTCTAACCCTAGCAAACACAAGAGATAAGCAAATTATCTCTACCTTAATTGGTGCTTGTGTTGCTGCCCCACTAGCCTCTGATCCTAGAGGTATTACTGCAAATGAACTCCCAGCACCAGCTGTTGTGGATACTTCTGCATCAGCTATTGGTGTAGCTGTAAGTAATTGTTCAGAAACTGTTGCATTGGCTATTCTTCAAAGCATTGAGAACTATCTTGTTCACATGCAAGAAAACAACTTCCCAATCAATGATGTTCATTGTGTGGTTCCACCAAAAGTATTCCAAGTTATTCGTGCGCTTGGTATTCCAAGACTTACCACCTCCTTTGCCAACAACCCACTGTTTACAGCGGGTCATGCATATGGTGGCGCTGGTCCAGCTGGCTTTGCTGGAATGAATGGAATGGGTGATTATTTAGATTACATGGGTGTGAAAATTTGTAAATCAAACCACATTCCACGTACAGATTTAACCTCCGCGTCGATTGGAGAAGCCAAGTATAACCTCACTTGCAACACAGTTAATATTTTTGGAATCATCTTCCAAAAAGAAGCAGTTGCTGGATTATCCTTAATGGGTATGAAGGTAGATACTGTTCAAGATGTTCGTCGCAACACTCAGTTTACAGTTGCCAGTATGCTTAAGGGTACTGGGATTCTGCGACCTGAATTGTGCCAGATCTTGGTAGGCACTACAAGTGCTGCTGCGGCAGATACAAGTGCCGAAATTGATGCAAGATCAGAGCTTGTCTCTCTCTTCGGTGCATCAACTTTGACTGCTCAGTATGCAGTAACTGCATAATTTTTATTACATTTTATTTCTGCCTTCAAGTTTCTAACGAAACTTGGGGGTTTTTAAACAAGGAGGCATATATGGGTTTAATTACAAGACTACAAGCTGTTAATCAAATGCTGTTAACGGCTGGTGAAAACTTAGTTGCAGACTTAGAAAACTCTAGTGGTGTAGATACAGGTATTGCTGAACACATCCTAGAACAATGCAGCTTAGATTTTCAAATGCGTGGTATGGCTAATAATAAAGTTGTTCGTAAAATGAATACCAATGTTTTCAGTAAGCTAGTATTACCTGTAGCCGATAACGATGAGCTAGGTGTTATCGCTGCCGAACTTGTTTCGTTTCATATAAACTCAGATAACACACAAATTAGAGTTCGTGTTTTAAATGAATCGCCTATTCGTTTGTGGAATATAACTGACGATACAGATATATTTGAACCAAATGTAGATTATTATGTTGAGCTTATAATGAAACTGCCTTGGGATAATCTAGACACAGCAGTACAAAGAGCAATCCTTAGTTCAGCCATGCGGGACTACCAAATATTAACACAAGGAGATCCCTCAACGGATGCTTACTTGGCGTTTCAACAACAAGTTTTTAATGCTAAGGGTAAAGCAGCTGATATAAATGATAAGAAAAAGAATATATTTTCTAGCGGAGATCCCTCGCTTCAATCTGCTGTAAACAGAAATGCTTATACCAACGATCCCAGTCGTTTTAGATTCTGGAGAACACGAGGATAACATATGGCAAGAAGACAATCTATTGGAGATACCGTAACCAGAATATCAATTCCTAATATTCTCAGTGTAAGTAGACAAGCAACTAATAAAAGACAACCGCAAGATGCGGAAGATATTAACAATGCTTTAGTAACGCTAGAAAAGAATATTGAAAAACGATCTGGATTTACTGTTGTCAACCAAAATACAATAGATGGTCTTTATAACACAGGGTGGGACTTTGCCAACAATAGTAGTCGCTTAGATTTATTTGAACTAAGTGATGTACAAAACAGCGACTTCTGGTTTCATTGGTATAACATTAATGAAGAAACAAGGTTTTTAGTTGTTGTTGATTTTAAAGCTACAGCCAAAGACAAACAACTAATCTATGTATACCAACTGTTAACAAACAATGCATGGAAAAATGTTTCTATTCCCGCTCAATGGGATCCTACAGACCCAGCAATTCAAGATGCAACACAAGGTAATGCAAATAACAGCACTGTAGTACAAGCCTATGCTACAGCAAACAGTATAAGTTATGCCGCTGCTGTAGCTGCGGGTACATTAAAACTAACAACAAGACAATACCTTACCTATGGATCTGCTGCGTCTAAGATTGCAAGAGAATCCCTAAAGGCTTCAACATTAGGGTCTTCACTAATTATTTTAAACACAAACGTATATGCTGGTTTTAGCTCAGACGTTGAGGGTAAGTTGTTTGATCTAGGTGGAGTTGTAACAGGGTCTGATGATATTCGTGGTAGAAAGCTGACTTATTATACCGCCGCCAAAGTTATCAAAGTATATGATCCTGGGATAGACAACATTCCAAACACAGCCGATGATGTTTTCCTAGGCTACACTCCTGACAGTGTAAACGGTAACTATATTGCAGTTGATGATTACTTGTATGATAAACCTGGATTAGCTTTTCTTGGTCAACGAGTAAACGATGCAAGCGTTATTCGGTTACCCCCACAAAAAGATGATTGGTTCAGTAACAACGCTAATATAACAACTGGTGATAACAAAGCACAGCTTATGTTAGCTGCCTTATATGACTCAGATCACCCCCTTGGCAACATAACTGGTGGCGTGAATGGTAGAGGAAAGATAACTAAAACACTGAATTCATTTTTAAATATTGTTTCTGGTTACTACAGGTTTATTTCATTTCCAGATTCTGAAATATATACCTATGGCACAACCGCAGTAAATGCAACCAGTATGGTTGTTGGTAAGGCGTATGAAATCTTGGTGGTTGGGACAACAACCTTTACAAGCCACGGAGCAGCCAGTAATACTGTTGGTGTAAAGTTTGTGGCAACTAGCGTTGGCACTGGAGATGGTACAGTTAAAGAGGCTGTTGTTGGTACTAATAATCCATACCTTCAAAAAGTTAGAACTCCAGATGAGTGGTCTTATATTGATCCAAACAGAATGCCACACAAACTGAGTTTAAACATTGTTAACTCATTACCAGTTTTTTCTATTGCATCTATTGATTGGACCCCAAGAGAATCTGGTACCAAAGATTCTAATCCCGGCCCCAGTATTTTTCGTACAACAAATGGAAAGAGTTTAAAACATGTACGCATAAGATCATTGGCTGTTTTTAAAGACAGGCTGTGGTTTTCAGCTGACGATATTGTATTCTCCTCCGCTCTTGGAAAGTACGAGAATTTGTTTATTGAAGACGCAACAAACATTGTAGACTCAGATCCAATTGATGTACGCGCATCTTCTAATACTTATGCAGAAGTTGTTTCAATGGTTCCCTTTGAAGATTACTTGTTTGTTAACACCAAAGCAAACATTCAATTTCAATTAATGTCTGCCGGTGGAGAAGGAACTAACTTATCACCTACCAATGTTTCTATTTCTCCCGTTACATACTACTCTACATCAGCTATTGTTGAACCACAAACAATTGGTTCTCAATTATATTTCTATGATGCTCAAAGATTATACTTGTATATGGGCAAAGGTAAACTAGGACTTGCTTCGGCTGTAGAAGTTTCTTCTTCTGTAGTTGGATACCTTCCAAAAAATTATCGCGCTGCTTGCACAGCTCCCACTCACGATTCAATTATAACAGTTGACAGTGATAACCCAAACAACATTTATTTTTACACTGTTCGGTTTAGTGGAGATCGTTTAATTCAAAGTTCGTTCTATAAATTTATACTCAGTGCATCTAGCGATGTTCAATCTCTCCAAGCATACAACAGTTACTTATATGCTGTTGTAAGAAATAATAATAAGTATTTCTTACAAAGAACAAACTTATTACCTGACTCTATAGAAACTCCTAGGTTAGATGATGTTTTTATTTTCAAAACTAAAACTTCAAATCCAGATCCAAATACAATCTATGACCCAGTAACCAACACCACAACCTATAAGATACCTGTTAACTTACCATATACAACAGCGAATTCTATCATTGTGTTTGGTTCAAATTGGAGTGGTGAAATACCAAACACAGCTGTAGTTGGAACAGTAGCAACGTCTGGTAATTTTAAAGAGTTTGTTATTCAGGGTAACTACAGTGAGGATAACAAAACAATTTATTTAGGTAATCAATTTACTTTTGATATTACCCTAAGTCCTTTAGTTGTCCGAGATCAAAACAACCAAGCCGTAGAAGGAACTTTATCGGTTAGGTCT